ACGCACATGTTTTGCCATCTTTTTGTGCCAGAGCTATCATCTGTAAGCAGAAAGAAGATTTTCCTGCAGACTTATTGCCCCAAACAAGAACTTGCCTGCCATAAGCAAACCCGCCCTTTAGGGCATCAGTTAGACCTATGCTAGGAGTTAATTGTTTTTCAATATGTATGTCCTGTGCAGACTGGACCCTAGCTCTTGTTTTTGGATCTAGCTTTGCTAAAATATTATCTATATCTATTGTCATATAATTACTTTCTATAATGTGGGCTGTTATAATCTATAAAGCCTACTTCTAAGTTACCTCTTGTGCATTGAAAGCCTATAGCATTTTCTGGTTTGTACCCATCGTCTTCGTACATAAGCTCAAAACCAAACTCTTTTTTATTAAAATCATATGTAACGCACATAGCACTACCGTTATTTGTAATAAAGTCATTAGGCCAAGACTGCTCATTTAAAAGATCTGTTAATAATTCTTCTGGAACAGAAATTTTTCCTTGATGCTTTAATATTGCAACAAAGGCGCTGGTGGCTCTAAGATTTTCAAATATAGTTTTAAGACTTTCATTATCCATCATATCAGTATACCATTAAAACAAATTGCCGTGAAGTAGTGGTCTATTGTTATTTACTTCCATTTTTTGATAAAGCATTTCATCTAAGCTATCTTCAATAAATGTAGCGTTCATCATTGCTGCATATAAATCTAATAGTCTAATAATAATGTCTGCCATTTCTTCTACTACTTCTTGGCTACCTTTATTTTTTCTAATAGCTTCTAAGACTTCAGTAACTTCAGAATGAATTAAAGCTAATTTATTTCCAATTTTGTCGTGATTAATTGGCCCATCCCAAAATCCTTTTTTAATTGCTGTTTCATGTAGTACCGCAGACAATGCATCTAAGCCATACTGAGAAACTAACCTATCTTCATTATTCGAAATCATTTACTAATTCCTTTTCTTCTAAGTCTTTATCTCTAAGCCTAAACGTAAAAGATTCTGTATCAGAATCATATGTTACTTTCATTTCTCTATTTTCTTGATTTGAATCTAAAAATGTAATTACTGGTACATTTATCTCTTTAAGGGTTGCTAAAATAGAAACCAATATATTACTGAGATTCATTCCTTCTATAAGTTGCTCTGGGTTATTGCTTGTCATATTATCTCCTTTATATTTAATGTGCCATCATCTAATTTAGATAGCACTACCTTACACTTCATTCCTTCACGCAATTTAGCAAGTGTCATCTTGTACATGGTAGGGAAGGCAATTGCTCTAATTAATTCTTTATCCTTATTTGCAAATACTATGTGGCTCATCATTTTACCCGCCTTTGTTTTAAATGGGGTAAAGTTAATAACCATATATTCATCTTCTTCTAAGTCATATTCTTTTCTGTAAAGATAATCCACAAAAAGATCTGAGCCGTTTGGATCTATATCTTTTACATTTATATATCTAGCAATTCTATTATCTCCTACAAGAATAAAATACATCTGGTTTGACTCAATTTGAGTATCTTCATGATGGAATAGACCAATTGTTCCAGTCTCGTCAACTAGCTCAACTCTTGCCCAACCAGTTCCACGTTTAATATTTTTAACCATACCAAACATTACAAATGAGCCTAGGTCATCAAAATCTTCAATTGGTCTTGCCTGTGCTTTAATTCTTGGGGGTATGCCCTCTAGATTAAATGTTGGTATCCCAAGATACTCATAGTAATTATCTTTTTCGTTTCCAGATCTTGGGTTATCCTCAAAAGCTGCTCCTCCGATTGCATTAAGTGCATCTATCGCCCTGCTATTAATACCACTTCCCTTTTTAGAAGCTTTAGAAATTAAATCAGCATAGTCTTTAAATGGACGTTGTGCCATAAGCTTATTTGCAATATTATCTGATATGAATTTAACTTCCGCTAAACCAAATCTAATTCCCTCATCTTGCAAGGAAAAGTATATGTCTGACTCGTTGACGTGTGGCAGCATTATTCGAAGCCCAAGTCTTTTTGCTTCGATTAAGTATTCAGTCCTAGCATCTTTATCATTTTCGTTTTTAAGGATCGAAAACATAAACTCAAGAGGATAATAAGTCTTAAGCCAAGCAGTATAATAAGAAAGCATGGAGTAAGCAACAGCATGAGAGCGATTAAAAGAATACCCAGCATGCGCTTCAAAATCATGCCAAAGCTCCGCCGCTTTCTTTTCTGAGATATGCTCAGAAGCCCCGCTAATAAACTTATCCTTGAACTGGTCGAACTCTTTTGCATCTTTCTTTTTACCAATGATCTTGCGAACCTTATCGGCTTCTGACCAAGACATCCCTCCTAGATATACACAGGCTTGCATAACCTGCTCCTGATAAATAATAACACCATATGTATTCTCGGTAAAGTCTTTCATTAATACATGGCTATAGTCTACTGCTTCTCTACCATTTTTACGATCAATATACGAAGCACCTACAGTATTCATTGCTCCTGGTCTTACTAAGGCATTTGAGGCAACCAAATCTTCAAACTTATCTACACCCATTTTCATAAGAAGATTTGTATATGGAGTTGCTTCCGCCTGGAATACACCCTTAGTATATCCTTCGCTTAACATTTGATAAACTTTTGGATCGTCCATAGTTAATTCTGAAAGATTAATCTGCTTTCCAGATCTATTTTTAATCGACCCCAATGTATCTGATATAACAGAAAGTGTTTTTAATCCTAGCGCATCAAGCTTAATCAAACCAATATCTGCAACAGTATCCATATCGTATGCTACAACTGGAATACGTCCAGAGACTTTATCTTGTGCGTCTTCACGAGATTCAACTGGAGCATACTTTCTTAGATCATCTTTTGCCACAACAACTCCTGCAGCATGAACACCTACAGATCTAATTCTGCCACGCAGTCTTTCTGCTAGCCATACAACTTCTGGGTACTTAGCTCTGAATTCTTTTGTATTCGGCGAACTTAAAAAGTCTTCGAATGTGTCAATTTGTTTTGTTGCACGATTTACTTCTTGAAGGGGAACCATAAATACACGAGCAGCATCTCTAATTACACCCTTATCTTTAAAGTATGTGTATGTAGAAATAGAAGCAACATGCTTAAACTTACCCTTTAAGTAATCTTTTACTTCCTTACGGCGTCTATCCTCAAAGTCTGTGTCAATATCTGGAAAATCATTTCGCTCTGGATTAATAAATCTAAAAAACAATAGGTTGTATTTAATTGGGTCTACATCTGTAATTCCTAGGGCATAGCAAACTAATGATCCCGCTGCAGAACCACGTCCTGGACCAACTCTAATTCCAGATTCTTTTGCCCAATTAATCATATCACCAACAACTAAAAAGTATGAGGCAAAGTTTTTAGAAGCAATAACCGATAACTCTTCTTCTAGCCTATCCATATAAATTGGGTCTGAAGCCTTCTGAAGGCTCTCTAAGCCCTTTACGGCCAGTGATCTTAGTCTTTCATCAGCATCTGTTTTTGGAACTGGCAGAAGGTCAAGGCCCTGATTAAAATCATAATCTCCAACCTTATTAGCAATCTCCATTGTATTTTCATATATATCAGTTCTATTTATATTAGATTTGTTAAAGTCTGACTCAATCTCAGATCTAGTTTGAATAAACAAATTGTAGTCTTGAAAAGATATTCTTCTGTCTGGGTATAAATAATTAAACCTGTCCAGCATATTCTTCATATTCTTAGACATATCAAAATCTATATCCTTATCAGCCTTGGGTGATGTAGATAAGATTAATAATGCTTCCTCAAGGATTCGATCTTCTTCTTTGGCAAAGTGTGCGTCTCCCGTTGCCACCGCTTTGATTCCAAGCTCATCAGCCAGCTCTAGTAATTTTGAGTTTATTTCTGCTGGGTTGTGAGATTGAACCTCAACATAAAAATCTTCGTGAAAAGTTTGCTTAAAGTCTTTGAGTATAAGCTTTGCTTCTGAGAATTCCTGACGTTCAATAGATTTGCTAATAAGCCCATTGAGACATCCAGACAATACAATGATGCCTTCCGCATATTCTTTTAACACCTCTCTGTCAATACGTGGCTTATGATAAAAGCCTTCGTTCCATGCAATTTCTTGCAGGGCATTTATATTTTCTAAACCCTTTTTATTTTTAGCCAAAAGAATGATGTGGTTGTAGGCCTGAATAGATTTATCTGTTTTAGACGACCTATCAAATCTGTCTGTCGGAGATATGTACGCCTCAACTCCTAAAATTGGCTTAATTCCTAATTCTTTTGCTGCGATCTGCATTTCACGATGTGAAGAAAGTGTTCCATGATCTGTGATTGCAATCGCCGTTTGTCCAGCATCTAATGCTGCTTGGCATAGCTCGGCAGGAGAATTAAGGCCATCCATCAATGAGTAGTATGAATGAACATGCAAATGTGTGAATGACATTAATTCTCCGCCTTAACTATTCTTTACCAGTCTAAGCTGCTGCTAGTTGCAGAGTTAGATTCTTCTTGGCTTCCGCCTTCTCCCATATAAAAAGCTTCTTGCTCTGCATACGGTACATGACGAACTGCTGTCTTTTCAAGATCAAAGAGTTCTAGTGATGAGAAGTCAAATGCTGACTCGTCTTTTGCTAATGGAATGATTGTATAGCTTGTATCGGTCTTTGTTCCGTTTCGCTTAATTCTCCACATTAGATTTGTGATTGATCCCATTTCACCAGCATACTCAATAAGTGTTGGTGTAATTGTTTTACCACTTGTGCCTTGAGAAAGAATTGCAACATATGGCTCTTCTTTTCCATCATCCACCAAAACATTGATGTATAGACGTGTCTTTGCCTTCCAACCAGCCTTTGGATCCTTACGATGTTGTTCCTGTGCCCAATCACGGCCTTCTGACTCCATTGAATCTAGAGCTTTACGACGGTAGTCCTTTGGGTTTGTGTGCTCAAGAGCAATGAATCCGCATCCGAGCTTATCATTATATGTAGGTGAGTCTGGATCAAGCTCTTGAAGGAAGCGAATCTTAACACTTTCTCCATCTTCAATCTTCAGCCAGCGACCTTTATTTTCATCGCCACCACTATATGTTGGCTTATCTAGTGCCTTATTTAAGTCTTTTAGACCCTTTACTATACTCATTTATTTCTCCTTATAGTTGATGATATATATTCATCTGTTTAACTATTATATCATTAATGCCAAGATCTGTATTCTATGTCTGACACAGCATTTTTAATACAGTGTTTAATCTCTGCATCAGTCATATCACCAGCATCTTTTGCATCGTGTGGGTATATCTTACCATATTCATTGGATGCCCACAAGATGTCTTTCATTCTTAATTTATTAGATATACTCTTTCCTAATTCTCTACCAGCTAAATCTGCATCTGTCATTATTGTTATTCTATTAAAATGCCTATTTAATATTTGTTGCTGCTCTGTAGATAAAAATCCTCCTAGTGTAGCAACTACGTTTGGAAAACCTGCCTGATGAACACGAATAGCATCAAAGCTGGATTCCACAATTATGACATGATCCCCAATCTTTTTGGCACGATGTATATTAAATAATGTTTTGCTCTTAGGAAGATTAGTACTATTCTTAAAAGATTTTCCTTCTATTGACCTTCCAACAATTCCTATTGGCATACCATCTGGGCTGTGGACGGGAACGGTAACCATATCCATATTTTCAGAATATCCTAGACCAAAATAATCCATAGCCTCATGATTTATTCCACGAGAAATAAAATAGTCACAAGCCTTTAAACTATTAGATCTATCTTTAGATAGCTTATCCAGAATATCTTTACTAAACTCCTCAAACATGGGCTTCTCTTCCATTGCCTCTGCCAGTAGCTCATCAAAATTTTCTAGGGATTCCGTCTCTTTGGCAGATATAAATCGCAGTGATTCAAAGTCATTCTTCTGCATTGTGCGTTTAACTAGATCCAATAGGGTACCAGACTCTCCACATGAAGGGTTAAAGCAGATGAATGCACCTTTTTCACGGCTTACACTAAAGCTTGATGTATGTCTATTAGAATGAAATGGGCAGTAGCATAGAAAGTCATTAGATGTCTCTCCAACAATAGTAAGTCCTATTTCTTTTATAATTGACTTAATGTGTGCTGGCGAGTACTGCGTGGGATCAATTTCCCTTGTGTTATACCCTCTGATTGCCATGCCTTCTTCTTTCCTACGTATACGCCATATAGTGTCATTAAAAACACCCAGGTCTCTCCTGTGAATTCTACCGAAAAGTTAGTATCTATGTCAAGTACTCTTGCGTATCCTTTTGACCTCATATCTTGTGACAATAAGGATTCGTATTGAGCTTTTATTCTTATCATATCTGAATCGTCTTTAAATTCAACCGTAACTTGAAATCTTTTAATTGGTTTATGATTCATCCTTAGACTTTCTAGGGTCCTCAAAGATTTCTTTAATAATACCTCTATTAATATCCCAGTCTAAATAAACTCCAAAATCATGTCCATGTCTATTCTTTCTAGAAACAACTTCAATCAAATTAGAGTCTGGATATCTGTGAATAGCCATAGCCATATCAGCATCGTACTCAATAGCCTTTGACCACGCAACCTGACTCATCATTGGTGGATTATCTCTATCAGAAATATCGTCTCCAGTTGCTGCAGTAATATCAATTACTGGTATATTGTTTCTAGTTGCTAAGTTTTTAAACTCACGAGACAAGTTCATATTACGCTCCGTGGGAGCCTTTGAATTATTGTTATCTGTAAACAACTGATGGTAATCAAGAATAACTAGGTCTGGCTTGTGCTGATCAATTTTTGCCTGTACAGCATTAGGTGTTACCTGATTAAATCCCTCATTAGATACAAGAATAAATCCATTCTTATCCTGAAACTTTTTGCTAGACCAAGATCTGAAGTCATCTATATTGATGTCTCCCTTAGAGAAATCTGATGCTCTAAACAATCCAGAACCCAGCATTGTATAAATTCGATCACGCATATTCTCTGGAGTCATTTCAAGAGATATGATCATTGGCTTGAATCCCTGTTCCCAAGCCTTGCATGCTAGATAGGATGTAAACCATGTCTTACCTTTACCTGGCCAACCAATTGCAACAATTAAATGTCCTGGTGCCATTCCAGTTGGATAGGCTAAATCAATTGAGTCAAAGCCAGTTTTGATTCCTGGAGAACCACCCATTTCTGCAGAACGAATCTTTAGCGCCTCAATGTGCTTAATTGCACTTTCTGCATCAATAACATCTAGGTCACGAATATTACTAGTAAACTTATTTAGTGCTGATAGCTCTGACTGAAGATCTGCCAACACACGTGATGCAGCATCTTCTTTAAGCATTGAGCCACCACGAATAAGTATTCCCTTAAGTTTATTAGAAAGAAATTCATTCTTTAGTTTATCTAGATAATATCCAGTCTCCGCACTTGCCTTTGTGTCTGGATCAAAGTCTTTGAAGCGTTCTTGTAGTACTCCAACTTCTGGAACAGCTTTAAACTTATAGTAATAGTTCTTTAAGGCATCCCATATGTCCCTATGTGATGTAAATAGATCATCTACGTTATCCGCAAGGAGTGTGCTAATATCTTTGTTCTTACATACAGCTGAAATTAATGTCGCTTCTGTATTCATTTGCTTTCTCCTTCCACCATCTTTTTAGTTGCTTCTCTAAGTAATCGTCTGCGTTCTACATCTTGATCTATATCATTTTTAACTTTTTCTATCTTATCAAAGTTTAAATAAAAGAATTGAAGCGGATGACCTTGCTTAGATAAAGTAAAGTAGTAGCTGAGCAACTTATAGGCATCATCAAATCCTACACTATCTATGACATCCTGCATAGCCCATTTTTCACGAAACTTATTTACCCTGATCTCTTGACCATACTTCTGCTTATATAAATTTTGGTATAAAGTGATAAGAATATAGGGCTGTCTATTATTTGACACTCTTAAGCTCTTCTTCTACTTCACGAGTCTTTTCAATAAGCTTATTCTCAACAAATGCATAAACTCTTTCTGTGGCAGCATCTACTGTTTCGCCATGCCTAATATCATCTTCAACCCCAATACCTATCTTGATACTTTCGTAGTTGCCAAGATTTCGTGTAAAAGATAGATCGACCTTAACCCTTGTTGTCATTACTCCGCCTTCCATACAGGGACATACTTACCGTCATTGGTCTTAGTATACAATATAACATTACTTTTGAGAAGGGCTAAAAGCTCTGCCTTAGATGGCAAATCTTTAGTGTGTCCTGCCTCTAAAATAAATTCATGTATCTGAACTATATCAGATTCGCTAAGCATATATTTAAACCAGGTACTATCTGGGTTTCCAATAGGGTTTACCTTTTGCGGCGACTTTATTTTGCCAACCAAAATATACTCTTCAAGCGTGACCTTATGTCTATTTAAAATTCTACCAGCTTGCACTAGTGTATACGCATTTTCCATGCCTTTTGATACTAAGCTATAAGAATAAAGAACTCTTTTTTTATCTGGATAACACCAAGCAATTAGCTCGTCTTTTGCCCTAGACGACTTTAATACTTTATGAATTTTCCCATTTAAGAAGAAATAGAGAAATCTTTTTTGTATTCCGACTCTTTTTGATCTAGCCATTTTCCTAGTTTACTCGATTCCCTATTAATCATCCAGCGCTTTCCACACATCACACAATATAATTCTATATGTAGCTTCTGAGAAAAAACTCTATCTATGAATACTCTTCCATTACATTTTTTGCACCACATTATACTTTAAAAACCTTTCCATCTACAACGCATGAATAGTCTGGTGAAACATGAATCATTTGAATGTGAGGATAGTCATTTACAATATGAGCAATAGCAAAACCCTTTTGCCAGTCATGATGCTGACTATACTTCATTCCGTCACTCTTTTCATCACACATGTGACCAATTTCATATCCACGCAATGTTTCTCCTTCTCCATTATTTCGCAACTCATATGTTACCATATGTGAAGCAATTCTATGAGAGTGTCCACGAATTAACGATACCTGTAGATCTTCCATATCTTTTCTTACAGCTCCTGTGGCTGATACAGATAATCCATGGTGCACATGGATATCTCCAAAGCGTCGCTTTGGCAACTCATTATAATAAATATATTCATATCCTAATGAATCTAAACTCCATAAAGATTCTGGTGTTACTTCGCTAATATATTCTGGAAGTTTTGCGTCTACATAATTAAATACTCTAATGTCATGATTACCTAATGCTGAAAAAAGTTGTGCATCTGGAAGCATGTCTCTAGTCTTTGCGTAGAAATCTCTAGCACCCTTAGCTTCATGTCGCATCATTGGAACAATTAAGTCTCCGCTTTCAGTCTTATGATAATTTAAAAACTCTGCAGATCTACCCTCAGTATATTTACTATAGCATGCCTGATCATCTGTATCGCCTAAGTAATCTACTACATCTGGCTTAAACCATTTCATAACCTTAAACCAAAGCTCGATCATCTTATCATCCTGATACGGGAACTGCTGATCTGACGATAACATCCATTTTAAATCGTTTGACATTCATCTACCTTTATACGAAAAAAGTCACGGGATCGTGACTTTGAGGCTACAATATAATTGTAACATATTACATAGTACTGTCAATACTATTCTGTTTTCTCTTTTGAAACCAATAAGTAATTAATCCTAAAATTGCTTCTATCAATTGCTGGAGATGTTGAAACCCTGATTTGCGGCTTAGTTGTTGAACCCACAATAGAAAGAGTTGCTTGTACTCCTGCCTTTAATTCCGAACCGATACTTGTAACTATATATGCATTGGGCAATGTGCCTAGGCTAATTTCTGTTGATAGCCCAACGCCTTTCTTTATATCTACAAGTACAAACCCAGAATCAAATCGGGTTACTTGGCCAGTGTCTGATGTATTCTTCACTGCCTCTTCATACGCTACGATAATATTATGCTTAAGATCATTTAGCTTATTTGGGTCTAGAGGTTCGCCTTCATTGAACTCTACTGCTCTTAATTGCTGTGCCATTATAAGTTATCTCCTTGATCATGCATATTTGTTTCCATTTCGCTAACTTCTATAATCATATTTCTATCTAAACCATATGCATTAAATACATCTGGACTAACAATATGACGTCTTTTATTTTGTGATATTAAATATATTTTACCATCCGCTATATTCTTTATCAAGGTGCCGTCTCTAAATCCTAGCTTTCCCGCAATCTTCATTCCAGAAAGAGCTGACTCTTCTGCTAACACTGTAGGAAAGGACCAAGACTTCTCTGCCCTATCTGATACTAGCTTAAATAACTTTCCGTCTTTAACCCAATAGCATGCTTTCTTAGTCTTTACTGCAATGCCTGATGGGAAATTAGTCGGTAAGCTTACTGAGTGAATCTGAGTATTCTTGAAGAGCTTCATTTTTAGCCTTATCCATGAGTTGTGTAATATCTGCCCGTAAAATTGCAATCTGAGTTTCATAATAGAACACTAATCTTATCATCAAGATCGGAAATTTGCAATATCATTTCATTAATAGTTGCCTGATTTGGACTTGATACAGCATTTAGCTCTAATATTGTAAGATTCAAATTATACTTATTATAATTTAATGTCTTAATATGTTGATTTACAATTCCTATTTTTTCTTCATTAGTTAACTCTGATGTCATTTTTACCCTCCTTATTCATTATAGCATATTATTTCTTTTATTTAAATCCGTCCAGAATATTGAAACTGTATATCTGGTTCCACTTATAACTGCTTTTACTCCGTGTAGAGTATTTTCGTCACCCTTAAATGTCACTAACATTCCTGGCTCTGGCTTTATAGAAAAATTGTTATATTGAGGAAACCAAAGCTCTCCGCCTTCATAATCATTATTTAAGTATATTAAAGAAGAAAAATGTTTTGTTTGGAACCTTCCCTCAAATGACTCAAGGTACGTCTTAGATATATTATTTTCTGCTAGCATATCGTAATCGTGGTGACCTTCATTTGATATAAAATAATCTAGGTGTGGGGCTTGCTCCCTTCCAACCCTCCATCTATTGACAAGATACTGCTCTGTTTTTACCTTAACACCAAACTTGTCTTCGGTAACCAATTTAGTTTTATTCTCAATATCTTTATAAAAATCT